ATGACGCCCATCGCGCTGACCCCGCCGGTGATGGAGCCGGTTTCCCTGCCCGACGCACGCATGTTCCTGCGGCTCGACCTGGACGAGGAGGACGGGCTGCTCGGCACGCTGATCACGGCCGCGAGGCTGATGATCGAGGCGGCCTCGGGCCGGATGCTGATCGACCAGGATTGGCGCATCGTGCTCGATCGCTGGCCCGATAGCGGTGAAATTCGGCTTCCGCTTTCGCCGGTGCGCTCGATCAGCGCCGCCCGGGTCTATGACGCACAAGGGCTGGCGCAGACCGTCTCTCCGGCTGCCCTGCAGCTCGACGCCAGCGCCGATCCCCCGGTGATCCGGCTGGTTGCAGGCGTGCCGCCGATCGGCCGGACACGAAGCGCAATCGAGATCGACGTCGTCGCCGGCTATGGCGACAGCGCGGCTGCCGTGCCGGCCCTGCTGCGTCAGGCCGTGCTGCGGCTGGCCGCGCGCTGGTTCGAGGAGCGCGGCGACGTCGTCGGCCGCGATGCGGCCGCGCTGCCTCCCGAGATCATGGCGCTGGTCGCGCCCTTCCGCCGCATGAGGCTGTGACGTCATGACCGGTTCGGTAAACGGGAGGACGTCCGTCGGCGCGCTGCGCCGCCGCCTCGTGCTGGAGGCGCCGGTCGCGACGCATGACGGGCTTGGCGGCGCAACACAGGCCTTCGCCACCGTCGCGGCGGTCTGGGCGCGCGTCGAATGGCTTTCGGGCCGCGAGGAGTGGGTCAGGGGCCGGCCGGAACAGGCCACGACGCATCGGGTCACGCTGCGCTGGCGCAACGGCGTCGATTCGGGCCAGCGGCTGCGCGACGGCGCGCGCCTCTACGACATCCGCGCCGTCGCCGACCCCGATGGCGGGCGGCGACGGCTGGTCTGTCTGGTCGAGGAGATTTCGCCATGAACCTGCTGGTGCACATATGAGCGATGCCATTCTGGCCCTGCGCGCCGCGTTGCAGACACGGCTCGCGGCCGACGCGGCGCTCACGGCGCTGATCGGCCCCGGCCGCGTCCATGACGAGGCGCCGCGCGCGGCGCGCGGCGTCTATGTCGTCCATGGCGAGGCCGATGCGCGCGACTGGTCGACCGGCAGCGACAAGGGCTGCGAGCAGGACGTCTCGCTCGTGGTCTGGGCCGGCGAAAGCGCGTCCACGAAGCAGGCGCTGCAGGCGGCGGCCTGCGTCACCGCCGCCCTCGACGAGGCCGATCTGACCCTGTCCGGCCACCGGCTGATCAACCTGCGCTGGCAGGCGAGCCGGCTCGCCCGCGATCCCAGGACCGGACTCGCCTCGGTCACCATCCGGCTGCGGGCCGTGACCGAGACGCTCTGATCGCTCTCAACCCATCATCTGAAGGAGAAGCCGGATGTCGGCACAGAAGGGCAAGGATCTGCTGCTCAAGGCGGCGGATGCGGGCGGGGCCTTCGTCACCGTCGCGGGACTGCGCGCCCGCCAGATAGCGTTCAACGCCGAAAGCGTCGACGTCACCCACGCCGAATCGGCCGGGCGTTGGCGCGAATTGCTGGCGGGCGCCGGCGCGCGCCGGGCCAGCATCAGCGGGGCGGGCATCTTCAAGGACGAGGCCTCGGACGCGCTGCTGCGGCAGATATTCTTCGAGGGCGCGATCCGCGACTGGCAGGTGATCGTGCCCGATTTCGGCACGATCGCCGGGCCGTTCCAGATCACCAGCCTCGAATATCGCGGCGATCACGCCGCCGAGGTGACCTTCGAGCTGTCGCTGGATTCCGCCGGCGCGCTCAGCTTCACCATGCTGTGAGGAGCGCTGACATGAGCAACCGCTACCGCGGCGAGACCGCTCTGATGGTCGACGGGCAGGCGCTTCCGATGCGGCTGACGCTGGGCGCGCTCGCCGAGCTGGAGCAGGCCTTTGCCGTCGACAGTCTGCCGGCGCTGGGCGAGCGCTTCGTCGGCGGCCGGCTGTCGGCCCAGGACATCGTCCGTATCCTCGGCGCGGGCCTGCGCGGCGCGGGGAGCAGCGTCAGTGACATCCAGGTCGCGGCGCTGGCTTTCGATGGCGGGCTGAACGGCGCGATCCAGGCCGCGATCGCGCTGCTCGACGCGACCTTCAGCGGCGAAGCGGAGGGAGCCGAGTCGCGCCCTCCGCAGCCGCCGGCGGACTGACGCCGCCGGCGGCTCAAGCCTTTCCCTGGCGCGACGTGATGGCCTTCGGGCTCGGCCGCCTGCGCTGGACGCCCGACGCCTTCTGGGCCGCGACGCCGCGCGAGATCGCGGCCGCCTTGCGCGCGCATGAGCGCTTGTCCTCCACGGATGCGCCGCGCCGCGAGGCGTTGGCGCGGCTGATGGCGGCGTTTCCGGACGCGTGACGCCGCGCCATCCCAATCAGGAGATTCGATCATCATGGCCGACGACGATTTCACGGGCGACGGCGATCTCGCCGGCGGATCCGGTTCCTCCTCCCGCGCCTCCGAGCTGCGCTCGATGGACCGGCTGACCAGGAGCCTGGGCCGATCGGCGGACAGTTTCGGCAGGTCGATCAGCAACGCCTTCGCCAAGGGCATCGTCGAGGGCAAGCGTTTCGAGGATGTGCTGCGTAGCGTCGGCAAGTCGATCACGCAGGGACTGCTCAAGACGGCGCTGCAGCCGCTGACCAGCGGCCTGTCGAGCCTGCTGACCACCGGCGTGAAGAGCCTGACCGGGCTGTTCACCGGCGGGCTCTCCAACCTCACCGGGCTGTCGGGGCTGGGCAAGGCTGCGAGCGTCTCCGTCGCGCCCTTCGCCGATGGCGGGGTGATCGCGCAGCCCTCCTATTTTCCGCTCGGGCGCGGCCTCGGACTGATGGGCGAGGCCGGCGCGGAGGCGATCCTGCCGCTCTCGCGCGGACCGGACGGCAAGCTCGGCGTCAGCGCCGGTGGCGCGGCCGCGCGACCGATGAACGTCACCGTTCAGGTCTCGACGCCCGACGCCGACAGTTTTCGCCGCTCGGAAGCGCAGGTCTCGGCCGCGATCGCGCGGGCCGTGGCGCGCGGCAGCCGGGCGCTTTGACAGGCGAGAGGGCAAGGCGATGACCGATTTCCACGATGTCCGCTTTCCGCTCGACATTTCGCGCGGGGCGCGGGGTGGGCCGGAGCGGCTGACGCAGATCGTCACGCTGGCCTCGGGCCGCGAGGTGCGCAACAGCCGCTGGGCCCATTCGCGCCGGCGCTACGACGCGGGCGTCGGCGTCCGTACGCTCGATGCGCTCAGCCTCATCGTCGCCTTCTTCGAGGAGCGTCGCGGCCGGCTCTACGGTTTCAGGTGGCGCGACCGGCTCGACTGGAAGAGTTGCCCGCCCTCGCAGACCCCGACCGCACTCGACCAGACGCTCGGCGTCGGCGACGGCGTGACCGCCAGCTTCCAACTCGCCAAGGACTACGGCGCGGGCATCGCGACCTATCGGCGCGCCATCACGAAACCATGGCATGGCGAGGTCCATCTCGCCGTCGATGGCGTGGCGCAACCTCAGCCAACCCACGCTTCGACGAACGCCGCGACCGGCCTCGTCACCTTCGCGCCCGGCCACATCCCGCCGGCCGGCAGCCTCGTCACCGCCGGCTTCCTCTTCGACGTGCCGGTGCGCTTCGACATCGACGCGATCGAGGTCGATCTCTCCGCCTTCGAGGCCGGCGAGATCCCGCGCATTCCGGTCGTCGAGATCATCGCCTGAAGGAGTTTTCATGCGCGACGTTCCTGCTGCTCTCGCGGCCCATCTCGCCCGGGCCGCGACCACGCTGTGCCGCTGCTGGAGCCTGACCCGCCGCGACGGGCTGGTGCTTGGCTTCACCGACCACGACCGGCCGCTTGCTTTCGAGGGCGTCACCTTCCGCGAGACGACAGGGCTGGAGGCCGCCGAAGGCGCGGCCGAGCTCGGTTTCGCGATCGGCGGCGGCGAGGTTTCCGGCGCGTTCGCGGCGGTCGGGCTCAACGAGGCCGATCTGGCGCGCGGGCTCTATGACGATGCGCGCGTCTCGATCTGGCTGGTGAACTGGGCCGATGTCTCGCAGCGGCTGCTACTGGAGACCGGCTTCGTCGGCGAGATCAAGCGCGGCGATCTCGCTTTCAGCGCCGAGGTGCGGGGATTGGCCAAGGCTTTCGACGAGGAGCGCGGCCGGCTCTACACCCGGGCCTGTTCCGCCGATCTCGGCGACGCCCGCTGCGGCGTGGCTCTGACGCCTGTGGTGGGAACCGTCGCCACGACCGACGGCCGCCTCTCGCTGGCCGCGCCGGCGCTGGCGTCTTTCCCTGATGCTCATTTCAGCGCCGGTCGGCTCGTCTTCACCGGCGGCGGCAATGCCGGCTTCGTCACCGAGGTGAAGCGCCACGCCGCCGACGGGCTGGGCACGCTCCAGCTCTGGCAGGCCCCGCCATCGCAGATCGCCGTTGGCGACGCCTTCCAGGTGACGCCGGGCTGCGACAAGAGCTTCTTCATCTGCCAGGCGAAATTCAACAATGGAATCAACTTCAGAGGGTTTCCGCACCTGCCTGGGAACGACTTCATCATCGGCGGGGTCGGGCCGGGCGACGGCGCGCTCGACGGCGGGAGCCTGTTTCGATGAACCGGGTGACGCGCGCTGAGATCGTCGCGGCGGCCACGCAATGGCTCGGCACGCCCTATCATCATCAGGCCTCGCTGCGCGGCGTCGGCTGCGACTGCCTTGGGCTGGTGCGCGGGGTCTGGCGCGAACTGCATGGGCACGAGCCCGAGCCGGTGCCGGCCTATTCGCCGCTCTGGGCGGAGAGCATCGGCGAGGAGAGCCTCGCAGCCGCGGCGTTTCGCCATTTGCGTACTGTTCCGCTGGATATGGCGCGTCCCGGCGACGTGCTCCTGTTCCGCTGGCGCTCGCACATCCCCGCCAAGCATTGCGCGATCCTGAGCGCGCCCGACCGCATCATCCACGCCCATGACGGGGCCTGCGTCGCCGAGGTCGCGCTGACGCCGTGGTGGCGGCGTCATCTCAGC